GATTTTATTTTACAAGGAGTACACCCAGCACAAGTAAGTATATTACTTGGACAATATGGTGTGTTTACAATTGATGATAATTGTAATTCTGTTGCGAATAGAAATGGAATAAGATTTGCCGGTAAATCAAACATTACTTTAAATTTAGAATTAACCGGTATTATACAATTATCAGATAATGAAACGTATAATAAAAAAGCAATTATTAGGCAGACAGTTCTAATATCAAATTATACAAATCCACAGATTATATATAGCAATGTAGATTTTGAAGAAATAGATTCTGCATTTGGTTCAACTACTTTAGAATGTTATTCAATGAGTAAACCACCTTACGTTAAGGGCGATGGTTTTGTAGCTTTTAGAATATACTCAGCTGGTAGGAGGTCAGATAATATTAATTGGACTCTTAGTGTTAAATATGATACTACACCTTTAACAGATACATCAACACCATCTATACAGAATCCGAGAAGTTTAAGTGGAAATGTATTGTGGTTAGATGCATCAAATCAAACAAGCATTTTATTATCAAGCACGGCAGTTACAGAATGGAGAGATTTATCCGGTAATACTAATACATTCACACAAAGTAGTTCTTCATTTAAACCAACATACAAACTTGATGATTGGCAAAGACCACATTTAGATTTTGATGGTACATCTTCAAACCTAAATTCAACATCATCTCAATTATTAGGTTTAGGAAGCAGTAATAATACATTTATTGTAGCATATAAATCAGATACTACAACATCTGAAAGTCAAGGTCAAACATTGATGGGTATAAATGATGGTTTAACTACACAAAGAATAGGACTGAGAGTTAATGCTAGTGGAAATGGTGGTGCTGGAAGTGATAGTTTAGCGTTTTCATCACAAAACTTTTCGGGTAACTCTAATTCTTGTAATATAAGTTCTGCCGGTGTAACTAATTTAAGTATTGGGATAGGTACTAGGAATGGTTCAAACATCAAAGTTTATGATGGTAATGGTAATACAGATACTAATACACTAGGTCAAGATGATACATCACTTAATTACTTTACAGTTGGTGCATCAACTATAACTGGTATAGGAGATACAAACGAATTTAATGGTAGAATATACGAATGTATAGCCTATAATAGAGCATTAACCGATGCAGAAGTGAATCAAGTAATTCAATACCTAAAAAACAAATGGAGTATAATTTAACAGACACAGAAGTTAAAAATATAGATGTTGATTTTATATTTAAACTTGACACATTAGAGAATCATTTAGAAGAATGCACATCTATTATACCACCAATATTAGATGCCTTGCCAGACTTTAAATATTTATATGAACCAAATAACATAACAGATTATTATAGTCGAATGAAGCGAAATTATGAATCTAAAAAAAGTGCTTGGATGCACAGAGAAATGCTATGGCAGAAAAAATAATATTTGATTTTGATTTTGGTGGTAACACCGAAGAAACAACCGAAGAATTAAATTCCTTAAAAGAAGAATTAGATGGTATAAAAGGCGAACTATCTGCAATCAAAGAAGCCCAAAAAGGAACGCAAAAGGCTTTAGGTGGAATCGCAAAGGGATTTAGTGGTATTGGTTTAGCAATCAAATCAGCTGGTATTGGGTTAGTATTAACTGCCTTTGAGTTTCTTAAAGATATACTAATGAAGAATCAAAGAGTAATGGATTTAGTTACCATTGCAACTGAATCTTTAAGTATAGTATTTAATAAGGTTGCAACTATTGTTGTTGATTTAGGTACTGGTATTGTTGAAGCATTTGAAAATCCAGTTGAATCAATAGAGGGATTATGGGACGCAATAGTAGAGAATATAGTAAATAGGTTTGAGGGTTTTATAAATCAGTTTAAAGCTTTAGGTAAAGTTATAGAGGGTGCATTTTCATTAGATTGGGATTTGTTAAAAGAGGGTGCATCAGATTATGGTACTGCAATAGTACAAGTATATACCGGTTTAGATGAAGTACAACAATCAAATGCTTGGGACTTACTTAAAGATGGTGTTAATACCATAGTAAAGACCGGAACAGAAGCAGTTAATACAGCAACTAAAATAACTGAACTTAGGAATGCAGTAACACAATTGGAAGCTGACCAAAGGCTTTTGAACTTTACATATCTAAAAGAACAAGAATCACAAAGGCAAATCAGAGATGATGTTACTAAAACTTTAGCAGTTAGAATAGAAGCAAACGAAAAACTGGCTGAAAGTTTAGAACAACAATTAGCAGATGAACAAAGGATTTTAAATAAGAAATTAGAATTAGCACAATTAGAATCAGATTCTGATACTGAAAATGTAGAAAAGAAAGCAGCAGTAACAGATGCACTTTCTGAATTAGCAGATTTAGAAGAACGTATAAATGGGTTTAGGTCTGAGCAATTAGTTAATAGAACGGCTTTAGAATTAGAACAAAAAGCTATTTTAGATGAACTTAAATTAGCAGAACTAACAGAAAAAGAAGCAGAGTTTGAAGCACTAAGGCAAGAGTACGAAGCAAAGTTAGAATTGGCAAGATTAGCTGGTGCAGATACAGAAGCAATAGAAGAACAATACTTACTAAATAAGAAAGCACTTCAAGACAAATTTACACAAGAAGAATTAGATGCTACAAAGAAGAAAAATGATGAACTCAAAAAAGCAAATGACACAAAGAACAAAGCATTAGAACTATCAGATAAGGCGAGAAGACAAGCCGTAAATAATGGTATTCAAATGTTAGAATCTTTATTTGCCGGAAATGAAAAGGCAGAAAAAGCATTTGCATTAGCAAAGATTGGGATAGATACTGCAAAAGCAATTTCAAGTTTAACGGCTAATTCAGAAGCAAACCCAGCTAACGCAGTTACATTTGGTGGTGCAGGAATAATACAATTTGCTACTGGTTTGATACGCATATTTGGAAATATTGCATCAGCTAAAAAGATACTCAATAGTAAAGGTAAATCAACTCCGAGTGCATCAGCTAGTGGTGGTGGTTCAAGAGGTGGTTCAACAATACCATCAGCTAATACAGTTCCACAGATAGATACATCAGCTATGTTTGATTTATCATCAAGTACATCAATATTTAGTCAGCAACCAATACAAGCCTATGTAGTACAACAAGATGTTGAAGACCAAAACGAAATATCAAATCAAATCCAAAATAGAGCAACACTTTAAACACTAAAAAAATGACAAAAATAGTAGAACTTATTATTGATGAAAATAGCGAAGAAAACAAAGATGGTGTTTTTGCTATTAGCTTAGTAGAATCGCCAGCAATGGAATCAGATTTTATAGCTTTATCAAAAGAAGATAAAAAGGTAGAGGTACAATTTGCAACACAAGACAAAGAGAAGCAACTTTTAACTGGTGCAGTTCTTATACCAAATAAACAGATATTAAGAATAGATAAGGAAACTGGTGCAGATTATTATGTTTACTTTTCTAAAGACACAATAAGGCAAGCAAGTGAATTGTTTATGATGAACAATTACCAATCAAATCACACTATCCATCACAAAAGCGAACTAAAGCATTTAACAGTTGTTGAGAGCTGGATAAAGGATAACCCAATAGACAAATCAGTTAAATATGGTTTTGAAAAGTTACCGGAAGGTACTTGGTTTGTATCTGTAAAAGTGAATGACAAATCTGTATGGGATGATTACGTAAAGACTGGCAAGGTAAAAGGCTTTTCAATAGAGGGTTATTTTACAGATAAGATGGAATTAAGCGAAGATGAAATCACTTTAAATAAAATAAAAGAGATAATTAGAAAAGGTTAAATACTAACTTTTGTTAATTTCAATCTTCGTATTTACGAACAAAAACTAATTTTTTAAAATGGCAAACCAAAAAAACGTACTGAATAGCATTCGCACATTGCTTGGTATGGAGTCAGAATTAGAAATGCTTGCAGAAGCAATTTTAGAAGATGGCACTAAGATAGCAACAGATAGCGAACAATTCGCAGAGGGTTCACTTGCTTTTGTTGTTTCAGAAGATGGAGAAAAAATGCCTTTACCATCGGGTTCTTATGCTACACAAGATGGTGTATCTATGGAAGTTGTAGATGGCGAAGTTGTTTCTATATCTAAAGAAGAAGCAGTAGAAGAAGCAAAATCAGAGGACAAAAAAGAAGATGAAGAAGAAATGTCATCTGAAATTGACTTATCTGCATATGCTACTAAAGAACAACTTGTAGAGGCACTTAGTTCTTTACACACAGAACTATCCGAAATGATTTCAAAGGTTGTTTCAGAAAATGAATCTTTAAAAGAAGATTTAGAAAAAGTATCTAAAATGTCGGCTGAGAAACCGGTAACACACAATCAAACAAATCTTTCAACAGAAGAAGTATCTTACAATACTGGAAACAGAGCATTAGATATGATTCTAAAATTAAAAAACGCAAACTAATGAACAAAAATTATAAATTTAAATCAGCAAAATACGAATTAGCTGACAACATTGTAGTTGCACAAAATACGTATGCCGGTGTATTATCTTTACCTTATTTAGCACCAGCCGTTAAATTGGCAGATTCTGTTGCTAATGGGTATGTAACAGAGTTAGATGGTATTACTTCAAAAGCAGTAGTAAATACTCTAACACCGGGTACAATGATTAAGGCTGCCGGTTGTGATTGGGATAACGACCCAACATCATTATCTTTAGGAGAATCAGTTCTTGAAGTTACTGACTTGATGGTAAACGAAAGAGTATGTCGTAAAACAATATACCCAACTTGGATTGGTGCTGGATTTAGTGGTCGTAATGGTGCTATACCATCTGACTTTGCTTCATTCTTAGTTAGTACAGTTGCTAATAAAACGGCAGAAGAAGTAGAAGATAGAATTTGGAAAGGTGGTGCATCGCCAACATTCAAAGGATTCTTATCTAACGATGGTGTATTTGATAGACCCGGTTTAGCAGCTGGTCAAATGGCAATTGCAGGTGGTGTAAATGGTCAAGCAATTACTGCGATTACTGCATTAAATGTTATAGAGGGATTCGGTAAAGTTTACGCAAACGGAAATGCTAATTGTCCGGGTATTATAGGTAAAGCTGATACTCAGTTCTTAGTAAACCAAAAGACTTTCGGTTTATATATGCAAGCTTTAGGAGAATCGGGATTGTTACAAGGTGTAAATCTTAGAGGTACAGACCAATCGTTTGGTTCTTTAGTATATTTAGGTGTGCCAGTAAATGTATGTCCGGGTATGCCCGATGATGCAATTATCTTATGTCAATCTTCTAACTTATTCTTCGGTACTAACTTAGGTACAGATATGACAGAAGCTAAATTAATTCCATTCTATGAATATGATGGTTCTGACAATGTTGGTATCTCTATGAGAATGGCAATTGGTGTTCAAATTGGTGTAGCATCTGATATTGTACTAGGTACAACGGCAGCGATATTACCAGCTTAATTATAAACTTTTAAATACTAAAAAATGGCTTGTACAATTTCAACAGGAAAGGCGAGGTACTGCAAAGTGCAACCGGGTGGTATAGACAAAGTTTATGTAATTGCAAGATTTGATGCTGCAGCAGCTAAAACTTTAGCACTAGATGGCACAACTAATGTACTTACTGCAACAAATGGTTTAACATCTTATGATGGAAATCCGGGAACATATTTTCAATTTGATACAGACCCTTACCTAAGTTCACTAAATCAAACGATTGTAGTGAATGAGGGTGGTGGAGTAGGTTATCAGCAAGACTTGGAATTAGTCTTTAAAGGTGTGTATGGAAAAGCAGATAAGACTTTTAATAATCTTGCAAATGGTTCTTGGCAAATAGTTGTAGAGGATAACACGGGTACATTGTACTTTTGTGGTCTTAAAAAAGGTATGATTGCTACTGGTGGTTCTTTTGGACACAATGGCGATAAAGCAATATCTGATAATATGGCTTATACCTTACAATTTCAAGCAATAGAATTAGAACCAGCACAAAATTGTGGTAATTTAGCTAACTTTAGCGACCAAGGAGATGTTACAATTAGTGCAGCACAATTAGATGGTGCTTGATAATTAACATTCTGTTTTGTTTTATATATATGAGAGGGTAGGTAGGTAATACTTACCCTTTCTTTCATTAAAGATTAAAATTATGGCAAGGCTAAAAGTTAAAAAAGAGTTGATAGGTGCAGAGATTAAAATAAACCCATCACTTACTTTAGTGTTTTCTGAATATATGTCAGATAGTGAATACCAATTTGCACTTAAAGAATACCCTAGGTACTTTGAAAAATCAAAAAGTAAAGGTAAAGGTAAAAGTAAATCAATAAATTTAGGTGGATATGATTCAGATAAATAGCAACTATGGTTTGAAGTCTATTTTTGCCAATGTTTTTAAGAATGTTGAAAGTGTAAGCGTTAGTACAACAGAATTTACACCGGATTCTTTACATACAAATTTAGCTAATAACAATTACAAGCTATTTATTACCAATCAATTAACTGGTAAAGTATTTTCTACTTTCTTAACCTATGATTATTCTAATACAAGAGGTGCATATTTTACATTTGAATTAGGCGATGGTTCAAATAACACATTATTGATAGATGAATTAGGTACTTTTACTTATGAAATATTCAATATGACTAATACAACTGAACCAGCTGACAAAATAAACGTATTAGATAGAGGTTTATTTCGTATATATAATAATGTTACCTTTGAAGATAGTTACTTTGATGCTGACAAACAAACAATACCTACAACAAAGGTATATAAACCATCTTAAAAATGAGTGAATTATTACAACTAGGTAAAGGACACGAATACATTGATGATACAGAGGTAATAAAGCAAGGAGACCCATTTGTATCTTATGGTCAAAAGAATGATTATCCGGATTACCTTATAGATTTATACCAAAAATCAGCAGTTCATAATGCACTTTGTAATTCAATTGCAACTTGGGTGTATGGCGAGGGTATTACAAGCCCACAAATGCAAACTAAGGCTGAATCTTGGGCTAAATTTAATGCATTGTTTGAGGGTGGAATAGGTAAAAACACTATCCAAAAGTGCATATTAGACTTAAAAGTACACGGGGGTTATTACCTTTCTATATCATATTCAGTAGATAGAACAACAATAAGCGAAGTAAACCATATACCATTTGAGTGTATGAGGGTAGAACCGGAATTTAACGGAGAAGAAAGCGAATTTTACCTATATTCTAAGAACTGGGCAGATTATAAGACAGTAGGATACAAAAAGGTTAAATCTTTCGACCCAAATGAAAAGAAATCATACCCAAATCAAATAGCTTGTTTTAAAGCTTATTCAGTAGGGCAATATTACTATCCAAAACCCGATTATCAAGGTGGAATTAATTACATTGAACTTGATAAAAATGTATCTGAATTTCATTTAGCAAATATAAAGAATGGTTTAGCACCATCTTTTATGATTAATTTTTCTAATGGTATTCCATCAGAAGAAAAACGTAGAGCAGTAAAGAATCAAATAGAACAAGAATTAGCCGGTGCAAGTAATGCTGGTAAATTTATTGTTTCATTCTCAGATGATAGAAATAACTCCCCCGAAATAACTGTAATGCCCCAATCAGATGCAGATAAACAATATGAGTTTCTATCTAAAGAAATAACATCAAAAGTGATGATTTCGCATAGGGTAGTATCGCCTAGATTGTTTGGTGTAAATGCTGATGGGGGTGGTTTGGGTAATAATGCAGATGAATTAAGAACTGCATCAGTATTATTTGAAGAAAATGTTATTGATAATTACAGAGATTTATTAACTGAATCTTTTGAATTAATAATGTTTGAAGCTGGACAACCTTTAAAGTTAGAATTTGTTTCTAAAAATCCATTTGAACAAGAAGAAAATGTTAAAAGAGATGTAGAAGAAATAGAAGCATCTAAACACGAATTTAAAAGTATTAGCGATATAGATACCAAACCAACAAAAGGAATGGTAGAAGAAGCTAAAAAGGGTTTAGAATGGCGTAGAGAATACAGCAGAGGTGGAACAGAAGTTGGTGTAGCAAGAGCAAGAGATATATCCAATGGTAAAAACCTTTCAATATCATCTATAAAAAGAATGTACTCTTTCTTTAGTAGACACGAAAAAGCTACTAAGAAAGGTAAGGGCTTTAAAATTGGCGAAGATGGTTTCCCATCAGCTGGTCGGATAGCTTGGGCATTATGGGGTGGAGATGCAGGTTTTAGTTGGGCATCAAAAAAAATCAAAGAAATAGATAATGTAGAAAACTTATCTGTTGAAGTTGATATGACAGATGAAGACGAAAATACTTGGTTAGAATATTTAGCTGATAAAGGCGAAAAGGTAAATACTGATGAATGGGAGTTGTTGGAAGAAACGGATGTACTAGACCCGGAATTAGAAGCTGAAACACATAATACACCATACAACTTTTTTAAGCGATATGCAGACCCGGATTCAAAGTCTAAAATAGATAAAGGGCTTTATAAAATAAGATACAGATACTCAGAAAACTTATCTAAAAATAGCCGGTTATTTTGTAGAAATATGGTAGCCAATGCAAAAATGGGTGTATCATATAGGTTTGAGGATATAAACGAAATGTCAGCTGATGGAATAAATGGAGAATTTGCTGAAAGAGGTAAATCGAAATATTCTATTTGGTTGTACAAAGGTGGTTGTTACTGCCATCATAAATTTGTTAGACAAGTTTGGTTCAGAAAAAGAGTAAAAGGTAAGTTCTTACCAAATAAAGGACTGGATAACGATAAAGATGTAACAAATCAAGAACCAAAAGGTGCTGGATTAAGGAATGCTAAAGGTTGGAGAAAAGCAAATACACGAACAATAGATATGCCAAATAGAG